AAGGCTTGCCATATTAAAGAAATATTCGTGGATGAGGATAAATACGGTACTGTTGATACAGTATTTAGAGAATTTATATATTCAGCTAGACAATGCTACCAGAGATGGGGCGATAAAATAAGTGAAGATTTAATGGAGATATATGAGAACGAACCTACAGAAGAAGTAACTATTATCCATGCTTGTTTCCCGCGTGATGAACGGGACCCTAAAAAGAATGATAATTTGAATATGAAATTCGCGTCTGTATGGTTAGAAAAAGAATCAGAACACGTCATAAATGAGGGTGGTTATCAAACATTTCCATATCTCGTGCCACGCTGGATGAAGAGTTCTGGTGAAAAGTTCGGTAGAAGCCCTGCATTAGCTGTATTAGCAGACATTAAAACGTTGAACAATATGATGGAGACGGTCCTTGTTTCAGCTCAGCTGGCAGCAGATCCACCGCTTCAGGTTCCTGATGATGGGTTCTTGAGTTTAGATTTAGAGCCAGGAGGTATTAGTTATTATCGTTCTGGTACTAACGATTATATTAGACCGTTAGAGACAGGTAAAAGAATACCTATTAATTATGAGATGCTTCAAGAGAAACGTGATTCTATTGCGGATGCTTTCTTCGCTACACAGCTACAAATGATTGATAAAACAGAGATGACAGCCGCTGAAGTTAGAGCACGTATGCAAGAGAATATGAGAGTTATTGGTCCTACAGTAGGAAGACTACAGAATGAACTGCTTAGCTATCTTATATTTAGAGTAGTAAATATATTAACATTCAGTGTTGATAATGAAGGTCAACCAATATTACCTTTACCACCTGAGTCAGTACAAGGTAAAGAGTACTCACTGAAGTATGTATCACCACTTGCTAAAGCCAAACGTATGAATGAACTACAAGCTATAACAGGTGCTGTTAATACAGCTGCTCAGTGGGCTGAAGTGAGACCAGAGGTTTTGGATAATCTTAATGTTGATGTAGCTTATAGACGTTCAGTTGATATACTAGGAGCACCTATAGATGTATTAGTTACTACAGAAAATGTAGCGAAGATAAGAACATCAAGAGCACAACAGGCTGCTGCAGCACAGCAACAAGCTGATGCTCAAGGTAAAGCTGATGTAGCTGAAACAGCGTCAAAGGCAGGTAAAAATGTAGTGGAAGCGAGGAATACAGGTAATGAGCAAGAAGGTTAACAAACAAGGAATAGACCCGAAAGTAAGGGAACAGGCTTTAGCATACAAACAGTGCTTTGGTACTGAATCGGGCGAAAAAGTTTTAAAACATTTAGAAGTATTGTGCCAGGTAAGGAACACATCTTTTGTAAAGACGGACGAATTTACTCCAGCGGATCCACTGGAGATGGCTTTTAAGGAAGGGATGAAGAAGATTTACTGGCACGTTAGAAAATATATAGATTTAGACCTTACCTAAATTAGGTAGCTCGCGGTCCGTTTGGTGACGGGTAGCTGAGGGTCTAAGAAGGGGGGCAATATGCCTGATGAAACACCAGCAGGTTTGACCGTAGCAGATGGTGGTCAACTTAGCGATGCACAAAAGAGTTTTATTAATACCAATTGGAGAAGCGCTGTAGAGAAAGATCATGCTCAGCATCCTTCAATGGCTGATTACAATGATTTGAATGGTTTGACCAAGTCTTACATAAACCAACAATCATTAATTGGTAAAGACAAACTTCCAATGCCACAGAAAGATTGGAAGAAAGAAGAATGGCAGGATTTCAATAAGAAGATTGGGATGCCGGCAGAACCAAAGGATTATGAATTAAAGGTACATGAAGGAAATAAGGAAGAGGATATTGAATGGTTCCAGCAAGTAGCTCATGAAGATTTGATGTTGAGTAAGAAACAAGCTAATGAACTTTGGAATAAGATGAATGAACGAACATCAAAGTCCAGAGAAACATTCGCAAGCACACAGAAAGAGCGACTTGAAAAAGGATACCAAGCATTAAGAGAGGAATGGGGTACTAATTACGATTCCATGGTTAAGGCTACTAATAAGGGCTTACAACGTCTAGATGAAGATGGTAGTTTTAGAAAGTGGATGAAGGATACTGGAGTAAATAAAGAACCAGCGATGCTTAAGTTCGCTGCTAAAATAGCTCAACTATTTAATGAAGACCAAGCTCCAGGAGATACAAGAGTTCCTATTCCATTGAGTAAAGATCAAGCTAAAGCTAAAGCGGCTAAGATGATGTCGGATGCTATGAAAGATCCAAAACATCCGCTTATGAATAAGAAAGACCCAGCACACGACGCCACAGTAAAAGAGTATAACAGATATGCTGCGGAAGGCGGTGCCTAATGGGTGAAGAAAACTATAATAAAAACTTTAGTATGACTGTTAAGCAACGTGATTGGCAGGAAAGCGAGAACACTAAACAAATCAAATTAGAGTGTCTGAAGCTTGCCCTTGAATATGGTAGACCTGTCGATCAAGCAGCACCTTGGGATTTAGCCACTAAACACTATATGTGGATTAAGTGGGGAAAGCCCAATGCACAGGTTAAATAAATGGGTAGCTGGAAACAGTCCATTTAACTAATCTCTAACTAAGTAGTTGGGGTAGCTCTTTAAGGGTCCCGAAAATATTACCAACAAGAGTCCTTCATGGGTAGCTCTTACAGGTCGCTTACTCAGCGTAAAAGAGAATATTAAACAAACATGGAGGATTTTAAGATGGCTGATATAACAACTGCAATGAAAAATACCTATGATATGAACTTCAAGCTGTTAGAACAGCAGATGGGTAGTAATCTGCAGATGTACGTCGCTAGAGAAAACATCGAAGGTGAATACAAATACTTCGATTACATCGACGCTGCAGATGCAACTGAGGTCTTTACACGTAATGCAGATACTGTAAATGAAGACCTTACTTATGAAAGACGTAGAATTAATCTGAGGAGATTTACTTTTGCTCCGCTGATTGATGAATATGATAAACTCGCTCTGATTAATGATCCAACAAGCGACATCGTACAAGATGCGTTGGCTGCTATGGGTCGTCAGAAAGATAAATTACTTGTTGATGCTGCTTTTGGTACCACATATGGTGGGTACGATGGAACTACTTCGTATACATATTCCGCTTCTAGCACAGTAGATGTCGCAGTACAGGATGGTGCTGGTTCCAGCGCTGTTGGCCTGAATGTGGCTAAACTTCGTGCTATGAGAGAAATCTTTGATGCGTATGATGTTCCTAGTGAACTTCCACTGCATTGTGCTCTGACCGCCAAACAGGTTAATGACCTGTTGGCTTCTACTGAAGTTGGTAGCTATGACTACAACTCGGTTAAAGCCCTTGTTCAAGGTGAAATTAATACCTTTATGGGATTTAACTTTCATCAGGTAAATGGCTCTGTCGGCGGATCCAAAATTATCCCAGTTGACGGCGATTCTTATCGCAAGGTTCTTTGCTGGGCTGAAGATGGATTACTGCTTGGAGTCGGTAATGAGATCGAAACAGACATTCAACAGAGAATTGATAAGAACTACTCCTACCAGATCTATAACAAGATGTGGATTGGTGCTATTCGTACCTCCGAGAAGAAGGTTGGATACATTGAGTGTTCTGAAGCTTAAAAATAAATTAAACTCTATTCAATTAGGAGGTCATTAATATGGGAACTTATTATGGCGTAAATGCCACTAAAAATTTAACACCTTCTCCTCAGAATTCGTTAGATCCTTCTGAGCAAGGTGGACGTGTAAGGTGGATTCATGATTCTTATGAAGCTGCTGCCGTATCTGGTACAATCGTAATGGGTGGGAAAGTGCCTCAGGGCGCTCAGATCCTTCCTTTTAGTAAACTGTATCATGATGCTATGGGTTCTATTACAATCGCTGTTGGTACCACTGTTGGTGGAACCGAGCTTAGCGCTGCTGAAGATGTATCCAGCGCTGGTGATGTAGAACTTGGTAATGACGTCGATAGTTTTGGTACTAAGCTCAGCTCTGCTGCTAACATTTATTTGACTACAAATGGTGCAGCCACTGGTACGCTGAGATTGTCCTTAGCTTATTCGATGGCGTAAAATTAAACGGAGCGCCTTTCTAGAGGGCGCTCCTTAACCTTGGAGGTAAGATATGAGTTCACTTGTTGCAATGTCTAATGCAGCTTTATCAAAAGTAAAAGCCAATAGTATCCTGTCATTAACTGAGGATAGCGAGGAAGCGAGGGCTTGTAATAGTAGGTATCAGGATATTATAGATAGCTTGCTGCAAAGTTTCCCTTGGAATTTCGCTACAGAGAGAACGACACTTACTCCACTTACAACATCCCCAGAATTTGAGTTTGATTACCAATTCTTGATGCCAACCAACCCGTACTGTCTTAAAGTATTGAGCGTGTATGAAGGTTATACATATAAAGTGGAAGGTAGAAACATACTTTGTGATGAAGCTTCT